AATTTGATTTTGATCTCTAGTTTCAAGTGCTAGAATTAATATTTTCTCTTCCTTGACAAGAAAGGGTCGATATTTAATTTTTTTACCTGTTGATGGTAAATTCAACTCATAAGTTGGAGTCGTGATTGTTGGTAATGGCATAATGTTGAATCAATATTTTATATAGGAGGTTTATTTTTTACCAAATTTTCTTTCTTTTGGACTTACATAATTCTTAGATTTAATATAATCTTCCTGTTGTTTTTGACCCTCTGCTGATAATGGCCAAGAATTTCCTACATCATAAGAATCCTTTAATGAATTCGCAGCAGCTTGTTCTTTACTTGAAAGTAAACTAAAGAAATTTGATTCAATAGCCTGATTAGTATCAGCGTAATTAAATGTGGTAAAGAAACGATCATAAGCAAATTGTACACTACATCTTAACACATTTGAGTCGCCATAGGCAACTCTCATTGATGTCATATTAGTTGGCCAGACGTTAACAAACTCATATGATGTTAATCTTGTTGTTGATTTTCTTGGTAACTGTGGAGGTGTTGTCTTAGCTGGTAATTCATCAAGAAAAGTATCTCTTTCAAATTTTGTAATGTGCAAAATTTCTTTATAATCTTCTGGATAATTAAAACGACCATATGCATTTACATTTCTTTTAGCATTTGTAATCGGATTAATATAAGTCATCCAAGATTCAAATACTTCTAAAATTACATGGTCACAATCAACATAAAAAGTTAAGTTAAGAGGAGGAAAAGTTCTAAGATTTGGAAACTCCTCTTGAATACCTTGATGATGACCTACTGCAAGACTTGTTTGAAAAGATGTGCCTGGAATTTCTGCTTCAGCACACATTAATGAAAGTTTTTCACGAAATCCACGACCCTGAGTTCTCTTAAATCCATCTGATTCACCAAAACCCTCTAACCAAGTTTGAAAATTTCCAAATGAAAAAAATACTTGATAAAGAGTGTCTAGAGAGGGCCTTCCAACAAGAGTAGAAATATCTCTTGTGCTTTTCTTAAATATTTGACTTGGCTTTGGAAATAAACTATTGCTTGGCACGATAAATAAACTTAACTTGTTATTACTATATATGAGCTATAAAGGGATATATCGACCTTCTAATCCTAAAAAGTATAAAGGCGACTCTCAAAATATTATTTATAGGTCTTTATGGGAAAGAAAATTCATGAATTACTGCGATTTGAATGAGAATATACTTGAATGGGCGTCAGAAGAATTTTGGATTCCCTATTTAGACCCAACAACAAATCGTGTTCGTAGATACTTTCCTGATTTTTTTATTAAATATAAGGATAAGGATAACAATATTCGTAGGTCGGTGATTGAAGTTAAACCCATGAGAGAAACATTAGAACCAAAAGTGACAAAGGGTAAGTCAAGAAAGACATTAATAAATGAGTCAGTTACATACGTCAAGAATCAAGCAAAATGGAAAGCAGCAAGAGAGTTCTGTGCAGACCGTAAATTAGAGTTTAAAATCATGACTGAGAAAGAACTAGGAATCCGATGAGTATTCTACAGAACATATTAAATAAAGTTAGTGGTCAGGTTAATGAAGATTTCTTTCGGAGTCAATTGATTGAGGAACTTGGTTCAACAAATTTTGATGATGATGCTGCCGATACAAGTGGATTTGCTGCTGGTCAATTATATTTTTTCACATATCAGGCACAAACAAAACAACCATATTATGACATGTATCCACTATCATATGTGATTGAAATGACTACAGGTGGATTTTTAGGTTGTAATCTTCATTATGTCCAATTAACCCAAAGAGAAGAACTTGCAATGAGCTTACTAAATAACTCTGCTCAGGGTACAGTTGCAGTTCCTCGGAGAACTCTACATAAATATCTCTACACTGGTGTCAGAGGTCAACCATATCGTATTCCAGACTCAGAATGGACGGATGTGGCACAACTACCTACTGAAAAATTCGTTGATATGAGAGGAATTACTGTTCCAAGAAGTCGTATTTACAATAGAAATTAATGGCAGAGAAAAAAGAAAAAATAACAAGTAGTCCGCTCCAAGAAATAAATGGAGAAAAGTACTCTTTTACTTTTAGTAAAACGCAAAAGGGAAGAGGAAAACTTATTGGAATCAACAAGGTGGGTGCTAATGGCACTGTGAATACACCAATTGATCCAAGTGGATCAGAATGGAATACTGTCACATCCAGTTCTGGAGCAATGACAGCGTATAACCAACAAATCAATGAACGCAATTGGAATTCACAAGAAGATAGAGTAATCATAGCAGATAAAGAAATCTTAGACACACGTTTTAATCAAGAAACAAAAAAATTCGCAAATCAAGCAGCGTTAGCAGAAGAACTTAACGAAGAAAGAAATATTAGTGTTGCTACAGACGCTCAAAAAGAGTTTTCACCCCAATATGCGTCATACCTCGAAAGTCGAGGACAAAAATTTTCTGCGAATTTTTATACATATCCTCTCGATATTGACCCTTTACAGGATCATATGAAGATATCAAAATATAAGTATAAAAGACCAAGTGTTCAAGGATCAAGAGGTGCAACATCAACTGAAAAAACGAGATCTTATATACCCGAAGGAAAAGGGTGGAGTGGAAGCACTCAGGGTGGTAATGATAAAAAAGCAAAAGAACATAATAAAAAGGCCACAGTTACAACCAAGTATAATGTTAATAAACCTGGCGATAGTATGTTGGGTAGCATACTTGATGGTACTGTGATTCTTCCAATGCCGAAAGTTGTTGACACTAATGGAGCAGAATGGGGTGAGAGTGAATTAAACATTCTTGGATTAGCCGCTGCCTCACTTGCTGGAAAATTTATTGGAGGAGGTGACAAGAATGACCCAGAATTCAAAGCTGCTAAAAAGATTGCAGAAAGATTAAAGAAAAATCCCGATAGAACAAGTGGTTTTGGTGATGTTAAAAACGCCATCGTTGCAGCAACAGCTGCTGAGGCTTCAGTAAGAGCAACAGGTCAAACAATAACACAAGATGAACTTCTTGCAAGAGCTCAAGGAAGAGTTTTAAATCCTAATGCTGAATTATTATTCCAAGGCCCTGTTCTAAGAGATTTTAACTTTGATTTCTTAATGATTGCAAGAAGTCGTCAAGAAGGAGCTCAAATTAGAAGTATTATTAGATGGTTCAAATTAGGAATGGCTCCTCAATTTAATAATTCAACTTTTTTAAACACTCCTGACATTTTTACACTTGAGTATAAAAGAGGTCAAGGGCCTATGGATCAATTAAATACAGTAAATAGATTTAATCCAGGCGGACTTGCATTGAGAACCATTGCGGTTGATTATGCTCCAAATGGTTATTGGTCTGCTTATCAAGATTCTCAACCAGTTGCAGTTAAAATGAGTTTAAACTTTGCTGAATTGAGACCAATATATAAAGGAGATCATGAAAGACTTCCAGAGGGTTCTGTAGGATACTAAAATGTCATATTCACCAAATTCTTATTTTAGACAATTACCAGATTTAGATTATCCTTCATTAAAGAATGATCGAACATCTGTTTATGATTATGAAATAGTTAAAAATATCTTCAAAAGAGCCGTCGTGCGTGATGATGTTTTTGGAGATATGGTCAATTTCACAAAATACTCAGTTGAGGGTGATGAAAGACCAGATCAAGTTGCATTTGATTTTTACGGTGATGCTGCTTTAGATTGGGTTATCCTAACCACAAATAATATAATTCATGTAAGAGATGAATGGCCAATGGGAAATCAAGATTTTTTAACATACTTAAATGGAAAATATACTTCTCAGGATTTATCAAATATTCATCATTATGAAACAAAAGTGATAAGAGATTCGAGACAAAATTTAATACAACCAGCTGGTTTATATGTTAAATCAAATCACTCTGTTACATTTACTGATAGAGGTTCTACATACACAAAATCAGAAATAACTTCAGTTTCATTTCTTGAACACGAAACAAACTTAAATGATGCAAAAAGAAATATTGATATCCTAAGACCAGAATTATTAGATGTCTTCATGAGAGATATTAAAAATATGATGGAGTATAAAGATTCGAGTCAATATATCACTGATAATTTAAAACGAACACAAAATCCAAGAATAATTTCGCCATAAAAAAAGAGGTCGTTTTGAGCGACCTCTGGCGTAAAAATGGCCCCGAATTTTTTTCGGGGTATTTTCTAATTTTCAGCTAATTTTGCAAAATAGCTAAGTGCATCTTCTTCA